ATCGTTCGCCGCGTTTCCTATATGACCCTGAAGCGCCTGGTTGAGCGTTACGCCGAATACGATCAGACGGCGTTCCTGGCATTCCACCGCTTCGACTGCGTACTGGAAGATACTGCCGCCATCAAGGCACTGCAGGGCAAACCAGCTACGCCGTAATTCATAGCACTGCGATAACGGATGCCGCGTAAGCGGTTTTTTTATGCCCGCAATCTGATGGTTGCGGGCTGGAGAAAGGCCATGGCGCTAACGATTGACGAGTGCAAAGTGCAGTGCCGAATTGATGGTGATGACCCGGGGGATAAACAGCTTCTGGAGATCTACATCGGTGCGGCGCGTCGTAAGGCTGAGAGCTATACAAATCGCCAGCTCTATGATGACGTGCTTCCGGCAGACGATCCGGATGGGCTGGTTATCAAAGATGACGTCAAGCTGGCGCTGATGCTGCTGGTCGGACACTGGTATGAAAACAGGGAGCCGGTGAACATCGGCAACATCGTATCGGCTCTCCCCTTTGGTTTTGAATCCCTTCTTGAGCCTTACCGGTTCATTGCACTGTAGGAGGTGATATGCAGGCAGGTAGGCTACGGCACCGGGTCACCATTCAAAATTTTGTCACCACCCGATCCCCCTCCGGCCAACCCGTCGAGCAATGGTCTGATGGTGAAACGGTATGGGGTGAAGTTCTCGCGGTCAGCGGCCGCGAACAGCTTTCCTCCGGCGCGGAATCGCCTGAGGCAACAGTCAGGGTATGGATGCGTTTTCGTAAGGACATATCGGCCGCTTCACGGTTGAAGATACTAACGGGACCGCTTGCCGGCGCGCTGCTTAACGTTGTTGGCCAGCCAATTCCTGACAGGAAGGGCGCTCGCCTGGAAATTCTTTGCAAGAGAGGTACTGAAAAGTGATCGATCTGAATCTGGACTTCTCGGGGCTTGAGGACATCGCTCGCGACCTTACCCGGCTGAGCAAAGCTGAGAACAACAAAGTGCTGCGTGATGCCACCCGGGCTGGCGCTGGCATATTGCGTGAGGAGGTTATTGACCGGGCTCCGGTGGATACCGGGAAACTTCGGCGAAATGTGGTGGTGATAACGCAACGCGGTCGAAATGGCGAGATTACTTCTGGCGTTCATATCAGAGGCGTTAACCCTCGCACGGGTGGCAGTGACAACACAATGAAGGCGTCCAACCCACGCAACGCTTTTTACTGGCGCTTTGTGGAGCTTGGCACGTCCAAACTGGCACCTCATCCATTCGTCCGGCCCGCTTATGATGCCCGGGAAGATGAAGCGTACGCAGCTGCGGTTCAGCGCATGAATCAGGCGATCGATAAGGTGCTGAGCAAATGACTGAAGCAGATATTTATCTTCCGCTCTCCGGCCTGGCTGGCGGACAGGTTTACCCGTACGTCGCACCTTTATCGCCGGATGGAAATGTCTCGATCTCACCTCCCTGGCTGGTCTTCTCACTGCCGCAGGAAAATTCTGCTGATGTGCTCTGTGGCGCCGCAGAGTCAATGACCACCATTCAGATCGATGTTTATGCGTTAACTGTGGACGACGCGCGGGAACTCCGCCGCCTCGCCATTGACGCGCTTACACCTCTCGGCATCACCGAGATCCGTAAATACCAGGATTACGAACCGGACTCCCGGCTTTATCGCTCCACGTTTGAGGCCAGCATAACCTGGTGACCCCCCCCAGCTTTACAACCACCCGCTACGGCGGGTTTCTTATTTTCAGGAGACAGCCAATGAGCTCTCAGTTCGAGAAATCGCAGGGCACGAAGATTGAGATCACTTCGTTACCTGCCACCCCCACTACGGTAGATGCCGCAACATTCCTCCCGCTCAACTGCACGCTTAAGGAGGCGCAGTTCACGGCAGGGCAGAAACAAGATATTGATGTTACAACCCTTTGCTCTGATGAGCAGGAGAACATCAATGGACTGGCGGCAGCTTCCGAGATGTCTCTGTCAGGGAACTTTAAAGAAAACCCTGGACAGGCAGCACTGCGTGACGCCTACGACAATGACACCGTGTATGGTTTCCGCATCACTTTTCCTTCCGGTATTGGTTTCCAGTTCTTTGCTGAGGTTCGCCAGCACACCTGGTCTACAGGTACAAACGGTGTTGTCGCCGCTACGTTTGCGCTACGCCTGAAAGGTAAGCCGACCCGCATTACGGCGCCGCCGGCAGTTGCCCTTGCATTCACCACCGATCTCCCAGCAACAGAAACCGCCACGGTCGGTGACAACTTTTCAATTGGCGTAGTGGTAACCGGTGGTGTGCCGCCGTACAAGTACGACTGGTACAAAAATGGATCGCATTCCGGATTGGGTAATACCACAACAACTATT